CTCAAAAAGCTTTTGATCCGGTTCGCTGGGAGGAGCTCCATCGCAAAGATAGCCCCGTTCAGCCCGGAGACTTAATTGTATTAGGTTTTGATGGCGCGCAGTTTGACGATTCTACTGGCCTTGTTGCCACGCATGTGGAAACAGGCTATCAGTTTATGCTTGGTGCATGGGAAAAACCTTTTGGTGTAGAAGAATGGCAGGTGCCGGCAGGAGAAGTTGATGCAGCTGTTGCGGCTGCATTTGCAGAATATGAGGTTTGGCGCATGTATGCAGATCCACCCTACTGGCAGAGCTGGATCGCCAAGTGGGCCGGTGAGTACGGCACTGAGAAAGTAATCGAATGGTGGACAAACCGCCGTAGACAGATGAGCTATGCTTTAGAGGGATTCAACACAGCAATGACAGACGGCACTCTTTCGCATGACGGAAGCGATGTTGTGGCCCGGCATATTGCGAACTCTTATAAACATGAGCTACCACAGCGGGATGAGGAAGGAAAAAGGCTCTGGCTTATCCGTAAGGAGAGGGCTGATTCGCCAAATAAAATTGACCTGGCGATGGCCTCTGTGCTGTCATGGGAAGCAAGAACAGATGCCATTGCTGCAGGAGCAACCGGCAAATCAGTTTACGAAACCCGCGGTGTGCGGTAAGGAGGGGATCTATTGTTTGAACGAATAAAACGATTTACCTATGCATTACGGTCGGCGATATCAACCCTATCCAATCCACAGCGCTGGTTTGTTGAAATGTTTGGCGGTGGGCAAGAATCAAAGGCCGGTGCCCGGGTAAATGAAAAAACAGCTGCCCAGGTTGTCGCTGTTTTTGCCTGCATCCGGCTTTTGGGGCAGGTCTTGGCATCCTTGCCGCTCCATACTTACCGACGCACCGCAGAAGGAAAAGAAAAGGCCCGGGATCATCCGCTATATTTTGTACTCCATACTCTTTGGAATAAAGAATGCACATCCTATACTGGCCGGCTAATTATGATGGTCAACCTGCTGCTGACCGGTAATGCTTATGCAGAGATTGTTAGGAATAGGGCGGGGGACGTTATTGAACTATGGCCGATACCGTCTAACCGGGTGATGCCGCGCCGCAATTCAAGAACTCAAGAGATATTTTACGAAGTCTACACCATGGACGGTAAAACCAGGTTGCTTTACCAGGAACAAATACTGCATATCCAGTGGGTTGGCGCAGGTAATTTTGATTCATTTAAGCCGGTCGTTTTGGCTAGGGAAGCCATTGGCCTGAGCCTGGCTGCTGAAGAATTCGGCAGCAGGTTTTTTTCTGAAGGCGCCAATGCTTCGGGTATTGCAGAATACCCGGGGAAGCTATCTGACGAAGCTTATGCACGATTTAAGAAAACATTTAACGAAAAATATACCGGTTTATCTAAAGGCCAGCGGGTAATGTTCCTGGAACAGGGTTTGAAATTTACAAAGCTTACAATTAATCCGAACGAGGCCCAGGCACTGGAAACCCGGCGTCATCAAACTGAAGAAATCGCCCGGTTCTATGGTGTACCTCTTCACCTGCTCCAAGAGCATACGAAGAGCACATCATGGGGGACGGGTCTTGAGGAAATGAACATAGGCTTTGTCATATTCTCCCTCCGGCCCTATCTTGTGTGTTGGGAACAAGAGTTTACACGGTCAATTTATCTTTCTAGTGAGCGCCGAACTTATTATTCGGAGTTTAGTGTCGAGGGTTTGTTGCGAGGCGACTCCAAGGCCCGGGCAGAATTTTATACCGCCATGTTTAACATCGGTGTTTACAGTCAGAACGACATCCGGGCGAAAGAGAACGACAACCCGTTTGAAGGCGGCAACAAGCATTATGTCCCGCTGAATATGGTAGCGATAGAGGACGGGGGCACTGCGGCTGCGGGTGATGGTCCTGGTAATGGCCGTTCCCATCCACCAGATCAGCAGAGAGCAAAAAAACAAACCGGTTATGCCAAAACAAAATTAAAAGCCGCTGAGAACTACAGGCGGCTTTTTAAAGATGCTGCCGTGCGCGTGGTTAAACGTGAAAAAAGCCAGATCATGGACAAGGCCCGTAAAACTTTAACAGAGCGGAACCAGTCTGATTTTATCGCGTGGCTCGAGGAATATTATCGCAATGCTCCCGGGTGGATGAAAAGAACGCTTATGCCTGCGCTTTTAACGTATACAGAAACTATCCAGGCTCTAGCTGCCAAAGAGGTAAACGCCAAGGCCGGCATGACACCAGAACTTGAAAAATGGATGGATGGCTACGCCGATATCTGGGCGCGGGACTATACCAAATCCAGCATGAACCAGCTTCTTGATGTGCTTAGACGGGCCAACGAAGAAGGGTTGGAGGTCCTGGCTGAGATAGAGACCCGATTGGATGAATGGGAAGAAAAACGGCCCGGCAAGGTAGCCATGAACGAAACAATTGCGGCTGCGGGCGTTATTAGCAAATTTATTTATTCTGCTGCCGGCATCCGCTATCTGCGCTGGGTCAATACCGGCAGTTCGCCTTGCCCCTATTGCCAGGAGCTGAATGGCAAAGTAGTGGGCATCGATCAGCCGTTTCTGGCGGTTGGCGATCGCCTTGATTCTGATGATGGTACCATGAATATCAAATCACCGACGCTGACACCACCGCTACATGCAGGCTGCCAGTGTCAAATAGTACCCGACTAAGGAGGTATAATTTATGTCTGAACTTCAAATGCGCATCTTTCCCGCCGAAGGATTGGAAATTCGCGCTGAACAAGAAGGCAAGGTAAAAAAAGTTACTGGTTATGGCATCGTCTACAACCGGGAAGCCCGTATTTGGGGTGATATGTATGAAGTTATCCGCCCTGGTGCCGCAACAAAAGTGCTTGCGGGAAAACCTGATATTAAGTGCGCACTGAATCATAACCGAATGTATCTTTTTGGCAGGACAAAATCTGGTACTGCTATTATTACGGAGGACAGCAAAGGCGTCCGGTATGAAGCCACGCCGCCCGATGCCCAGTGGGCCAGAGACGCAATAGCCAGCATTGAGAGGGGCGACATTGACGGCTCCTCTTTTACTTTTAGGGTGGAACCCCAGCATGAAAAAATTACTAGGCGCAAAGATGGTACTTATTTGCGGGAGGTTATCGAAATATCCCGCATTGGCGAAATGGGACCTGTCACCGCCCCGGCCTATGTTGATACTACAGCTGAAGCCCGGGCCAAAGAGGAATATGATTCTTTGACCGCCCGCCTGCGGACGCAGGATGAGACGGATGAGATAGCAGAGATACAGCGGACGCTTGATCTGCGAAGGAAGCATCTTGAATTGAAAGCAAAAATGTGATGAAAGGATGATGAAGTATGGAACGAGTTCTCGAAATGAGAAAAAAGCGGGCCGGGTTAATCCATGCTGCTCGTGCTATGCTGGATAAAACAGAAGAGGAAAAGCGGGCCTTTACCGCTGAAGAAGAAGAGCAGTATAACCGCATAGACGAAGAAATTGACAAGCTGGAAACAAACGCCAACCGGCTGGAAAAACAGATCGAGCGGGAGCGCGCTCTAGGTGAACCCGGCGCCCCGCCTGCTGGCGGAAACTCAAGCCAAGGGGCATCGGGTTCCGGCGAACCGAATGAACGGCGCACTCTGGCCGAGGCATTGCAAGATCGCAGTATTGATAACATCCGGGATACCGAAGAATACCGGGAAGCGTTTGATCGCTGGCTGCGTGACGGTAACTCTGCATTAACCGCAGATGAATACCGGGCCATGCAGGTCGACAACGACGAGGGCGGCGGGTATCTTGTGACTCCCCAACAAATGTCTTTGCAGCTTTTAAAGGAGGTGGACGATCAAGCGGTTATCCGCCAGTTTGCTACGGTCCATCAACTAAAAACCGCTAAAAGCCTGGGTGCGCCTTCTCTTGATGAAGATTTTGATGATGCAGACTGGGTTGCTGAATTGGCAGTTGGTGATGAGGATGAACTTGGATTTGGAAAGCGGGAACTTAGGCCGCATCCGTTGTCCAAGCTTGTCAAGGTTTCTAATACCCTGTTGAGAATCGGGCAACTTGGACCGGAAGCGTTAGTTCGCCAAAGGCTGTCCCATAAGTTCGGCATAACTCAGGAAAAGGCGTATTTGACCGGCGATGGCAACCAAAAGCCCTTGGGCGTGTTCACGGCATCTGCTCAGGGTATTTCTACAGCCCGTGACGTGGCGACTGGCAACACGGCAACCAAACTCATGCCGGACAACCTGATTGACTGCAAATACGAACTGAAGGGCGCTTATCATACCCGTGCCCGTTGGATCTTCCACCGCTATGTTCTGAGAGAGATCCGCAAGATGAAAAACGGTGATGGGCAGTATATCTGGCAACCGGGGATCAGCGGTGGCACTCCGGACCGTATCCTGGAGCTGCCCTACACTCTGAGCGAGTATGCTCCGCGCACCATGACCGCTAACTTGTATGTTGGCATCCTGGGCGACTTCAAATACTACTGGATTGTTGATGCGCTTGACATGCAGATCCAGCGGTTGGTAGAACTGTTTGCCCTCACCAATCAAACCGGATTTATTGGCCGTTATGAGGGCGATGGTATGCCGGTGTTGGAAGAGGCATTTGTAAGGGTGAAGATGGGAGCTTAATTGCTCCCATCTTTGTTTTAAAATCTAACAGGAGGTAACCTGATATGAACTTAAGCAGTGAAGTTAAAATTCAAAGATGCAAGGGCTATCATGATACCGAAGAAACCCATGACGTAACCGGGGATGATGTAGATATCACCAATTACGACGGAGTACTGTTTTTCGCATATATTGCCAAGAAGACAGTTACTACAAGCAAAAATACATTAAAAATCTACCAAAAAGATGCTGACGGTAATTATACGGCATTAAGCGGTGCGGTTGCCGAGTGCACAGTTGATGGGCAAGTTGTAGCTGTTGACGTTTACCGTCCTCTGGAATCGCAAGGCAGTGTCTTACGTGCGGTGATAGATATCGACACAGCATCCAAGACAGGCGATTTGTACGCGGCGCTTTACAATGGACGGATCAAGCCGGAAGATTTTGCCGACGTGGTTACTCTGGCAATCAGCCCTGAAGTGACATCGTAATGCTCTGGGGAGTGGGGGCGGGGCAACCCGCTCTCCCTATCAAAAATAAGGAGTTGAAATTTAAATGGGATACACTACTAAAAATTACCGCAAACAAGGCGGCGATGAATGGGTTGTTGGCGGGAAGTTGACTGTTGGTGGGGAGGTGGATATTGAATCAGGTGGTGCTTTAAAGATTGCAGGAGCACAAGTGACGTCAAGCGCCGCTGCGCTTGACGCTGCAGCTGGATTCATCGACGTTCTCGAAGTGACGCCGGAACAATTAAATGTCGGACTGGCCCTTATTGGTGTGATGGTTGGCGGCTATGCAGCAGCAGACCATGAAGACGATACCAGCGAAGCTGCCATTGAGGTGCTACCGGCTAACGGCGAAGGTGATGGCAACAGGGCTATTCTTGTCATAGTAAAATGTACAGAAACTCTGGCGGCTGACGGGAACCTGCCAATATTTGAACTTGGAGACGGTGCTACAAGTAATGCATTTGGGAAAATAGGGCATGGTGGCGCACCGGCGACATTTGCAAAAGGGGCCATAGCTGTTTTTGCTGGAACCCTAACTGAGCAAAGGCCGGTTGAAATAACCGTAACCGATGGCGCTACTGGTAATCAGGCCGGGGCTATTCAGGTATTTGTCATTGCCCTTCCTGCTGCAACGGAATAGAAGGTGATTACATGAGAGAGGAAACTGCAATGAGGCCGGGGGAACCTGAAAGAGCGGTCAAGCCTCTCCCGGTTAAGCGCAAGCCACGAAAGAACAGAGGTGTTATAAATGGCTCATATAGAGATAACACAGATACAAAGATTCATCGGTGACGGCTCAGACAAGCCAACAACGGGCGTTCCCCCCGGTTCTATTTATTATGAAACGGGCGATTCAATAACAAAGTATCGTTATGATGGTACGAACTGGATTCCGGAAGAAGCAGTGATTGGCGGTGATTAAATGACGGTAACAGCAGCATACGCAACGGCGGAACAGTACAAAAACACTATAGGGATAACTGATATTGACGTTGGCACTGATAACGGCGATGGCGAAGAGACCAGCGATACGAAACGGGATAAAGAAATCCTTGATGATTTGACAGCCATATCCCGCTATATTGACGGGCGCCTGGGCCGATTTTTCAGCAAAGACGAAGAACCAGTCAGCCGGATTTATGTTCCTGAAGAAAATATCCCGACGCTTTGGGTTGATGATATGGCCGCTTATCCTGTTATCGTCAAGCTTGACACCGGCTATAACAGACAATTCGAGCTAATACTTGATCCTGCTGATTATGAACTTCTGCCTTATAACGCAGATAAAGGACCGGAGCCGGGTCCTTTTTATCAGATACAGCTCCTAAACTCTATTTTTTATTCCGGTGTGCGTGTCGAAGTGACGGCACAGTTCGGCTGGCCGGAGATACCCCTAGCTGTCCAGCGGGCGACTATCCACCTGACAGCAATACTACGCTTGGAGTCGCCTCGGGCGACAAGGCGAATATCAGAGCTGAGCGAAGTCATTGAAACATCGCGGGATGCACAGTTCATAGTCAAGCAGCTGATTGAACAATACAAGGTGTGGCGTGTATGAGCGACGTAATTATTGAAGTTGAAGGCGTAGAGGAATTGCAGGCCAGGCTTTCCGACCTCCGGCTGGTTGGAGAGCCGCTTGCAACTCTTATGGATGAAGCATCGGCTGCTGGCCGTAAGGCGGCAGAGTTGGGCATTGATGGTGGATTAGGCATCGCGGTCCGCAGCATCAACAGAGAAGTTAAGCCAATGGAAGCCAGAGTTTACACAGCCATGGCCAAAGAGCGGGCGATGTCCATTGAAGTGGGACGTTCCCCGGGTGTATCGCCCAGGGACATACTACCTCAGATCATTCGCTGGAAAGAAGCTGTGGGGCATCCAGACCCGGCGATTACAATTGCAAAAGAAATCAGCCGCAAGGGTTCCAAGGGGAAACATTTTATACAGAAGGCCAGGGAAGCAGTTGCAAAAGACCTGCCACAACTAGTGAGGAAAATGGGCGGCCAAGTTGAGGAAAAATGGAGGCAAGGCGAATGAACTTTAATACTTTTTGGGCCAAGCTTGCAGCGCTGGAGAAAAAAATACAAATTACATCGCCGGTTAAGCTGGTCGTTAAAAATGCTTACTGGGGCGCTCCACCACAAGCTTTATCGGCATTACCAATTATTATAAACGCACTATCCGAAACGGAACGCACCCTGGGCTTTGGCAGCAGGGATCAGCGGCTAAGGCTTAGCGTACAACTCCTTGCCGCACGAGCAACGGTGGAAGATGAACGCTCCAGCCAGATCGCCACAGCTTTTTGGTTTGCGGCAAAAGACGTTTTTGATCAGGATACGACCATTGGCAGCACAGTATCTTTTTCAACCTTGCGGGGCGGTGAGCCTACCGTGCCGGTGATTCTTACTCATGCGGGGCAAGCTTACATCGGGTTTAATGCTTTTCTGGAAATGCATGATGTTGAGGCATTTGAATTTTAGGGGGTGGCGACGATCGCCAGATACGGATCTGACAAAGTGGGTTTTTTGCTGATAGATGGTTTTGATGTTTTAGGGGTTACTACTCAAATTGAGGATAATTTAGAGGCGCTTTTGGAGGAAACAACTGTATTAGGCGACAGCTGGGCAAAACAGGTAGCAACAGGTGTAAAGCAAGCAAGCATCGCGCAGGAAGGGTATTATGATGATGCCGCGGGCAGCTCCAATGATGCTCTTTGCGGCAGTGCTGGCCTTTCCCGTCTTTTGTGCTACGGCTTGCAAGGAAACATTATCGGAAAACATTTTATAGGCTATTCAGGCGCGATGCAAACAAATTTTACTCGCATAGTCAGCAGGGGAAACCTACACCGCGCAAATGCAAACTACAAGGGTAACGGGGAAGTGGAAGAGGGTGTTATTTTGCATCCTCATATAGAAAGGCTCGCTGACGGGGATACAGAAGGAACCCCTACGGATAATAGTGTAGCTACCAATGATGGTGGAACAGCTTACCTGCAGCTATCCAAACTGGTTTTAGGTGGATATGATAATGTCGCCGTTAAAATCCGCCAGTCTGATGACGGCATTAGTTGGGATGACCTGGCGGCCTTTACAATAGCTGAAAACGCCCCGGCCAAAGAGCGGAAAAGTGTCACAGGAGCAGTTAAGCGGTATCTTGCTGTTTCCTGGGCTTTTGCGGGGACTGGCTCCGGCCCCTTAGTTAAGTTTATGGTGGGGTTTGTAAGGAACTAATTTTAGGAGGTGCGTAAATAAATGCCCAAATACGGAAGTGTGGATTTGACGATTAAAATTGATAATGATTTAGGCGCAGCGAAGGACTTAAGCTCTTATATCGATACAATCAACGAATTTACGGTTGAGGCTTTGCTGCAAGAGGGGCATGCCTTTGGTGACGAATGGGTTAAGCAGTTGTTTACCGGTGTTAAGCGCGGGAATGCGCTCACTGTTGAAGGCTTTTATGATGATACAGCAACTGACGGGCCGGATGCTATTCTAAATGCGATCGGGGATACCCGTGGGGTGGAAATCACCTGGGGCGGGAGCAAAAAATCAACCTTTGATGCTATCATTACGAGCTATTCCCGTCGCCCGGTCCGGGGAGAGCTGACTCGTTTTTCCTGCACATTAACACCGGCCGGAGAAGTATTAGAAGTTTAAAACTAGGAGGATTGGTAACATGGCATTAGTCACAGGTGTTACAAAAAAAGTTGAAATCCCCCATGAGCCTGGAAAGTGGATGGAGCTAAAACGATTGTCCTGGCGCCAGCTGGAGGCTGCCGCAGAAATTCAGACCGACATTTTGTTTGAGCGGATAAAAAAAATGGGCAGCGATATTGTTGCCGCGTTTCAAAAAGCTGGTAAAGAACAGGAAATAGACCCGCTTACAAAATATGATCGTGGGGCAGTTCTCCAGTCAGGAATAGTAAAGTGGAGCTATGATGCTAAGGTAAACGAAGCAAATATAGATTCGCTGGACGAAGAAACTGCTGAATGGGCCTTTCGGGAAATTTTATCCCTAAATAACCCAAGGACAGAAGAAGAACAAAAAAACGTCTAATTGCCCTCCACTTAGCCCTGGAGGGCAATTCTAACATTCCTGTTCCTTTTGAGTGGATTATTTCACGCATATGTGAAGAGTTCCATTGTCTGCCGTCTGTGGCAGAAAAAGAACTGCTTGACGATCCCAAGCAGATGGCCCTGGATATCCTGGAGTTGCGCGCTTACGCAAGGGCCAAAGAAATACTGGACAATGCGAAACGCTCTGAAGACGTGCCTGACAACCCGATGATTGATCGGGTTTTTTTAATTCAGCATGAAATATTGGAGCGCAAGAAGGCCGGAGAAACAAGCGGGGAGGAGTGATGCCCGGTGAACGCAGCTGATTTGGTTGTAAGAATTACAGCTGATATAGCAAAGTTTCAAAAAGAAATGGAAAAAGGCCAGACTACCATTGACAAAGTCGCCGGGCAAATGGCCAAATACGGCAAAACTATGACTCTTGCCGTTAGCGCCCCCCTTGTTGGCGCAGGCACAGCCGCCGCTAAATTCGCAATAGACTATGAAAGCGCTTTTGCCGGGGTCAGGAAAACAACAGATGCGACAGAAGAAGAGCTTTCTGCGCTCTCCAAAGGCATTCGGGAAATGGCGCTGGAGCTTCCGGCCAGCGCTGTTGAAATTGCGGGTGTCGCTGAGGCAGCCGGACAGTTGGGGATTCAGACTGATGCTATTTTAGGCTTTACGCGCACAATGGTTGATCTCGGCGAATCCTCGAACCTGAGCGCGACAGAGGCCGCTACTGCCCTAGCGCGGCTGGCGAATATCACGCAGATGCCGCAAGATCAATTCGATCGCTTGGGATCAACGGTAGTAGCATTAGGGAATAGCCTGGCTACAACTGAATCGGAAATTGTGGACATGGCCTTGGGGCTTGCCGGGGCCGGCAAACAGGTAGGCATGACAGAGGCTCAAATACTTGCTTTTGCCGGGTCTTTATCATCTGTTGGTATCGAGGCCCAGGCCGGCGGCTCTTCCTTTTCCCGGCTCATGGTGCAGATGCAGCTGGCCGTGGAAACTGGCAGCGACGCCCTGGATGACTTTGCTGCAGTTGCCGGGATGAGCGCAGCACAATTTGAACAAGCCTTCAGGGAAGATGCCGCGGGCGCAATCATAGCTTTTATAAACGGCCTGGGAACTGCAGAACAGCGCGGCTTATCCGCTATAAAAGTTTTAGACGATATGGGCATAACAGAAGTCAGGCTGCGGGACGCCTTGTTGCGCGCATCCGGCGCCGGGGATCTTTTTTCGCAATCTATTGCAACCGGCACAAAGGCGTGGGAAGAAAACACGGCTTTAGCTAATGAAGCTGCCCAGCGTTATGCCACGACGGCATCGCAGCTGGCAATACTAAAAAACAATATCATCGAAGTGGCTATACAGCTGGGGGAAGTGCTGTTGCCCTATATTCAGCAAGCCACTGACTGGTTGCGAGAGCTCATCCAGCGGTTTCAAGAACTCAGCCCCCAACAGAAAGATAATATTGTCAAGTGGGGGCTCATTGTTGCAGCTATCGGGCCAATGTTAATAATAGGGGCCAAATTAATCGCTTTGATCAAAGACATTATTAAGGCAAAAGCTTATTTGACTACTACGGCTATTCCCAAGTTGATAGAAGCATTGCAGGCACTTTGGGCAACAATGCTGGCCAACCCTATCCTTGCAATTATTGCAGCCATAGGACTGCTCGTTGCCGCTGGGATATGGCTTTATAAAAACTGGGATGAAGTAAAAGCAAAGCTCCTGGCGACGTGGGAGCTGATCGCTGCTGCTGCCGAGGCCGTTTCTATCCGCACACAGCAGGCATGGTTTGATCTGCAGCACCGCATTGGCGAGGCTGTGGTGGCTATTTTAGATGCGATCGCCCCGCTGATTGAATGGCTGCCGGACAGTATTTCCGGGGGTTTTAAGCAGATGCGTGAAGCTGCAGAGCAACAGTTGGGAGTGATTAACGATAAACTTGGTGAGCTTTCCGGCAGGGCCGAAGAAAACTCTAAACGCGTACAGTCTGCCTTCGACGGGATAACGCAGGCCGCCAAAAGGACACGGGAGGCGCTTGAATACACGCCGGACTTGCACGGCTGGGACGTCTCAGGCGCGACGCAGCTGGGCGCGAAACAGCGCGCTTCAACTCAGCAGATGGTGTACAGCCCCGGTGTCGGGTGGCACCAGCCGCCTTCTTTCCAAGGCGGGGGCGTAGTGCCTGGGCCGATCGGCTCACCACAGCTTATCATGGCTCACGGCGGGGAGATAGTCTCGCCTGCTGGAAGTGGCGGCGCAGGCGTTGGAAGCATTAGCATAAATGTAACCGGGAACTATATTGCCAGCGATTACGACATCGACGAAATTGGTGAAAGGCTGGTAGAGAAAATCCGTAGCCGAATAAGAATATAGGGGTGCGTGTGATGGCTGGGAATGTAATTATTATTACGATTGCGGGGCAGGAATACAAGCCGCAGGCGGGTACTTTCAGCATCAGGGATCGCATCGAAGAGCGCACAACTGCTTCGTTTGCGATTGATGACCCTGAAGGTAAAAAGGAATTTAGAAAAGGCCAGCCAGCAGAGATAAAGCACAACGACGAGATCGTATTCGGCGGCGTGATCGACAAGGCACATTATAAAGTTTTGGACAACAAAAAATACAAGCGGCACAATATTGCCTGCATTAATTACCACTACGCCGCAGAC